AGACTTTAGTGCGAACAGTGAGGAGTTGACCGACGAGGGTATTGTGTGTCCGGAACAGGAGGGGAAAACGCAAGCATGTACCACTTGCGCATTATGTTGGGATGCCCAAGACAAAAACATCATCTTCAAGACGCACTAGGAAACAGTTTAAGTATCAACTGAGGGTCAACCGCCCCCCAAAGTATTTAGATATACAGTATCGGTCAACCGCCCCCCGAAACCATTTCGGCTACAATATGCGGTCAACTGCCCCCAAACTTCGCGTTGACGTTGTGGGTACTGTTGGTGTTAATCGCGATTTCGACGCTTATGCAGGGTACAGGCATGGACGAGCGATGTTTCGCGATGGGGATACGATGGGATCGTATCTCGGTTTGATCTTGGTTTTCCTTTGGTTTTTGTTTCTGCAAAAAACCGCTTGATTGTTCGTTTTAGTTAACGTACAAAATACCTACCGCGTCGGATTGGCCGACCGGATAACGAAAGGACTTTTAGTCATGAACATAGCAGTTAACCCAGAGCGCACAGCGCAACGTATCCAAGACGGCTTGGAATATACGCACAGCAATCCGCTCGACGTCGACTTTTTCCGTGAACTCGGATCTGTCCAGAAGGAAGCGATTTACGACCGCGACCGGAATCTTGTGGAGGGATACTACGCACTCCGCAACAGCAACACGCAACAACTACTGGCGTCGCCGCCGGTCTCGAAATCTTACAAGCTTGTGGATCACTCACTTGCGTTCCTTGAACAGGCCCGCTCGATACTCGATAACCCATCGTTGCCACACGATAACTTTACTGTCGTTGACCGGATCTTTGACGAGGGACGCCGCGCAACTCGCGCTGTTTACTTCAACGACTTGACGTTTGATATCGACGGGAAAGGTCAGGGAATCACAGCCAGAGCCGATATCATTAACAGCGTCGATATGTCGTGGGCCTTTCAGGTGTTCTCAGGTGCTTACCGCGATTACTGCCGGAATACTTGCGTGTTTGGAGGTCAGAAAGCCTACCACCAGAAACGCAAGCACACGTCGAACTTGTCGGTCTCTGCCATGATCGCCAAAAGCACTCTCGGCTTGGGTATGTTCAACTCGCACCGTGACCAAATGAACAAGTGGAAGACCATCGACTTGCACCCGTCTCAGTGGGTTGAAATCCTCGAGAACACCGTGTGCAAGAAAGGAGGGGAGGCCGCGCAACTGTCGACCGACAAGAACGCACGAGTCAACGGACGTTTGCTCGACTACCTGAACCACCGTTTCAAAGAGGAACAGCGCGAACTCGGTAACAGCATGTGGGCCGGATACAATGCGGTAACCCATGGGGCAACGCACGCCGACGAAACGCGGGAACGTGAGAACGATGACGGATCTGTCACCGAACTCACCACCGGCAGGGAAAAATCGAATCCCCACCGTGTGCGCTTGCAACGGGAAGCCAAGGTGCGTCAGGTGCTCGAATCGCCGCACTGGCTAGCAATGGAACAGGCCGCATGATCGAATTCATCGCCGCCGCATACAAAGTATTGGTCATCCTGTTAATCGTGATGATCGTTATTAAATTCTTTTGAAGGATACAAACCATGAAAACACATGAACAATTCACTGCCGACCTTAACAACCTACGCTCGGATCTCAACACCATGACTTACCGTGTGGAAAAGACACAGGAGCTTCTCAGCGACCTAGTCGAAAAGCTTGATGGTCTCTATGACCACTCGGTGTCCGCGAAGGATCAAGCCGTCGATCTTGTCCGCGATGTTGACGCGATCAAGCCGCGTAAGGAAGACCGCCGCGTCTTCTCGAGTCACTACCGCATGCTTGCGATCTTGAACGATTACGGGGTGATGCATCGCGAACACATCGCCAAGCTTCTCGGTGTGAAGGAGCTTACTGTTCAACAAATGATGCATGTTTGCCGACATCATGGATTGGCACAGTTGAAAACCTCACGCGGTATTGTTACATTGCAATCGTTGGCCGATGGGGTCAGCGAAAATAAACATTTCAAAATCATTTAAGGGGAAACCTCATGAAAACCGAAACAACTTTGAACTTCACGCCCGCTCAACTCGCCGAACTCAAGCGACTGGTTGATCAAGTGGGATGGGCCACACGTGATGACGACAAAAAGATCAGCACGTACGTATCCGATGAACGTATTCAATTCGCGCGTAACCTTGCCGGTGTGCTTAACCGCATGGAAACCCTCGCGCTAGTCGGTACGTCTGACGTCAGCCTATAACACCCGATTCCCTCGGACTTTGGCCCCTTCTTGGGGCCTTTTTTTTGTCTTGCCTTTCGGTATGCCTGCCATGCTAGAAAAATGCGATATGCCACGGGGGGTCTACACTTTGGGTTTTTTCGGTGTGGGCATAGGAGCTATATATCCCCCGCTCGATATGTCCAGAAATGAAAAGCCGGTCAACTATTGGAAGAAATTCTACAGGCGCGTTGCGTCCCATTACTGGACGACTGGAAGGATTCGCGGAAGGTTTACGCTTTGTGTCGCCCTAGGGCATCACCGATGGGTTGCCCCAACAAAAAAAATAGACCCCAGTGTTGGCGCGGGCAAGGGACAGGCCCCCCCCTAGTACAAGTACTAGCAAACTGTCGATAATTTTGTGAATTTTAGGTAGTGTTTCACGGAATGTTTCACAGTCGGGCCTCCTTTTGGGGTAGCCCCCTAGGGAGCCCCAACGTCCAGCCATAAAAAAGCCCCGACAGCAAGGGGGTACTGTCAGGGCTATCCGGAGGGAGGCAGGTTGGGGGTGTGTCTTTGGGGTTTACCCCTGCGGAACCTACAATTCCATTGTAATGTCGGATAGAGTATCCGTCAATAGCTACGGAAAATATTTTTTTTGTTGACAAACTAAGGATATAGTACCCATAATGAATTTGTACCGGGGCCGAAATGGCAGGGGAAATCAACTTTTATAGTCCATGTGAACAAAGTTCCGAGACCATAGGCCCTTACGTACACCCTTTATTCCCTTTTATGCGCATAAAAACGGAATATTTTCCACTTTTCTGCACCTAATAAGTTAAGATAATTACATTTTTTGTACATATCTACCCCTTTTAGGTGATAATTTCCTGTTTTCTTAACACATACATGTGATGAACCATGAACCTCCTCCCCCAACAACGGAAGAAACGTGAGCTCTCCGACAAACAACAAGCTTTCCTTACCGCACTCTTCGAGAACGGAGGTAACTTCTCACGGGCATGTGAGGTGTCAGGTTACTCGCAAGGTTCCATCGGGTACCTTAAAGAGTCTCTTGCCGACGAAATTATCGAAGGAGCACGGAATATTCTTGCAGGTGGTGCTCTCAAGGCCGCTAATAAGCTTGTCCAGACCATTGATGCACCAGAAATCGAGCGTGGAGATAACATACGTCTCCAAGCGGCCGAAAGCCTGCTCAATAGAGTCGGCTTGGGGAAACAGGAAACTCACAACGTCAACGTCCAAGCTGTACATGGGGTGGTACTACTCCCCCCGAAGAAAGAAATGGTTGTAGAACATGGCTAAAAACAAACCTTACACAAATCCCCCTCGTGATGTTATAGGATTCTTTGAAGAAAGAAGCCGTGTCAACAAACAGTTTAGACGTGAAGAAGATAAAGCCGCTGAAGAGGCTCGTAATAAACGGTTAAATACCACAACTATCCGTGATCGTCTCGAGAATGTCATCGGTCTAACCAAAGGTCGAGCAGATACTCGTGAAGCTAACATTACGGCAGACAAAGCACGTAAAAAAGTACGCAACCGAAATGAAGGGCAAAGAAAAGCCGGAGATATTAAAGCAAAATACCCTTCAAAAGGCAGTCGATGAGCGAAGAAACGCCCGTTGAAGCCCCAAAACGCAAGCGGGGACGTCCCAAGAAGGACCCGAACGCCCCAAAAGCTCGCTACAACCTCTCTACTGCTGAAAAAGCACGTAGAGCAACGCAAGCTTCGATACGGAAGTCCAAGAAAGAGGCGGAAAGAAAGCGAACCGCCGCTAATAAGCAGGCGTACCGTGCATCTGTACGAGAAAAAGCCGCATCAAAGGTAGAAACAGCATTAAAAGGTGAAAAATCTCGCGTGGTAGACATGGGAGATGTCAACAAACTCCCTAAACACGTCGAGGATTTAATTGGTGAATCAGAGGTTGTATTTCAACCGAATGGAGGACCTCAAGAAGACTTTCTTAGTGCTCCAGAACAGGATGTCTTATATGGTGGGGCGGCCGGGGGCGGAAAAAGTTTCGCTCTTCTTGCTGACCCTCTCCGTTATTGTCACAACCCTAACCATCGGGGGCTTCTTCTACGCCGCACTCTCGATGAATTGACTGAACTCATATCAAAGTCGAAACAACTGTATCCCAAAGCGTTTCCCGGTGCCGTATTCCGTGAAAGTAAGTCGACGTGGGTCTTCCCCTCTGGGGCTACTATATAGTTTTCCTACCTCGATAAAGATAAGGACGTAACACGATACCAAGGGCAAGCATTCAACTGGATAGCAATCGATGAAATTACCCAGTATCCCACCTCCTACGTATGGGACTACCTACGGTCACGTCTCCGTTCAACCGACCCAGAGCTCTCCCAGAATCTCTCAATGCGGTGTACAGCCAACCCCGGCGGTGTCGGAGGCTGGTGGGTCAAAAAAATGTACATCGACCAAGGAGACCCCGGTAAGCCATTCGTTCCCTCCGATCTCGAGTCAGGAAAGCCATACGTATACCCTGAGGGACATGAGAAGGCAGGCAAGCCGCTGTACTGGCGAAAGTTCGTCCCCGCTCGACTTACAGACAACCCGTACCTTATGCGGGACGGTCAATACGAAGCAATGCTCCTCTCCCTACCAGAAGTGGAGCGAAAGCGTCTACTCGAGGGAGACTGGGATGTTGCAGAAGGTTGTGCTTTCCCAGAGTTTAACAAAATTAAGCACTGCGTTGATCCTTTCGAGTTACCAACCAACTGGCCGCGAATCCGTGCCGCTGACTACGGCTACGCAAGCCCTTCGTGC